GTTTATTAGCCGTTCTATAAATTACAGAACCATTTTTTCTATAAGAAACACTTTTAACATCAATAGCAATTACTTTTCCTTTTTTATCCATAGCCATAATATCGCATGGCCCAAGCCCACTAACATTATCAAAAACAAAATAATTTTTTTCTGTCAGCCATTGCATGGCTCGAAGATGATTTACAAAGCCTTTTTGATGTTTTTTATCCAGCTTCGCCCCACGAAGGACCTATCTCGGCATCAACCTTTGAAGGAACTCGTAGTTCAATTGCGTGTTCCATTACCTCAATGATCTTTTTCTTTTCTTCTTCCGAAGAAAACGACATGTCTAACTCATCATGTACCTGGATCATAGGAAGGAACCCTTCTCTATATAATTTGACCATAGCCATCTTTGTTTGATCGGCTGCTGATCCTTGTATTAATCTATTCAAGGCTTTATATGTCCAAGCACGTTTGATTTTATTCATGCCCCCATATTCTACCTCTGCTTGTTCTTTTGGTAAAGCCTTATGAACCCCAAAATGATTTGGTTCCCATAAATGAAAGCGACATTTACGACCCATAATCGTCCTAATATACCCCTTCTCAGATGCTCTACGCATAGTTTTATCCGTTAATTCTTTAACAAAAGGCACTGTAGAGTGGTATTGTTTAAACACCTTATCAATATCATCTTTATCTAGCCCTAATTCGCTCATGAGTTTGCCTTTACCCATTCCATACATCATACCAAGGTTAATTGTTTTAGCCTGCTTACGGTCTATATTAGCCATGTTTGCGACAGCTTGATGAAAATCAATATCATCGTGAGTATAGCCTTGTACCAGGGTAGATACTCCTTCTAATTCTATTCTATCGCTTATTACAGCCCCATAATGGACTAATAATCGTGGTTCTTGCTGTGAATAATCAAATATTCCCCATTTTTCCCCTTCTTCAGGGATAAATAATGATCTTATTTTGGGACTAATTTTAGGATTTCTTGCAGGAATCTGCTGCAAATTGGGATTTTGCATGCTTAATCTCCCGGAAATAGTACCACCTGTTTCCGATCTCAATTGATTAACATCTGCATGAATACGACCCTTGTGTGCATGCTTTAAAATAGAATCAATAAAAGTTGTATGGGCCTTATTCATTTCCCTAGCATGAACTATTCTCTGTGCAAAAGGATGAGAATGTGTTGATAAAAAATTCTTATCAAAGCTAGGTAATCCTGTTTCTGTTCTGTTGTAACTTATTTTAAGCTTGTCAAAAGCTTTTTGAATCGACAATGGAGAGAGAATCTCCATCTCAAAACCACACTCTTTATGTAAGCTATGTAGTATCTTCTTCTCTGAATTCTTAAAATCTTCTTTAACACGTTCTGCTTTTTCAATATCAACTCGAACTCCTCTCTTTTTCATTTGAAATAACATGGGTAATAATTCTGTTTCTAAATTAAATACAGATGTCAATTCCTGTTTAAGTAATTCTACTTTTAATGTTTGCCATAACTTTAATGTAACAGTAGCATCTTGTTCAGCATAAGGACCTACATACATAGCTGGTAGTAAATGCATTTCAGCTTTAGCATCCACACCAAAATCTTTTGCAGCTTCATACAAGCCAGCTTCTGATTTTGTTTCTCCTATATACTCTTGGGCTATTTCTTTTAGTGAATAATTTCTTTTATTTTCATCTACTAAAGGTGCAGCAATCATTGTGTCAACAATCCTGCCTTTTACTTCTAGGCCCATGGTACTTAACCATCCTACATCATAGATGGCATTATGAAATATCTTATCGCATGGTAGATCTAATATCTTTTTTAATTGTCGTTTAAAAACTTTCTCATCAAAGTTACCACCACCCGGATGTGCAAGAGGAAAGTATCCTTTCCAACCCTCCACGGCCATCGCTACACCAATAACTTTTCCTTTTTTAACAGCCCAACCGGGTCCTGTAGTTTTTAATCCTGGATCATGAGTTTCTAAATCAATAGCAATCTCTGTTGCTTCTTCTAGATTAGGTATATTTTCTGGTGGTATCCACTCACTAGGAGCCTGGAACAAAGATGGCTGTCTCATTATCTTCCTTTCTTTATATATTCGGCTGTCTCTCTTCCCCGCTTTTCTCCTTCAGATTCAAATGATTGATTATCTTTATTGGTCCTTGCTTCTATCTCGCCTGCAATAGCAGCATAAGCAGCTAAATCTAAATAGCTGTCTTTTTTATGTGCATGCATTAGTCTCGCCACTTTAACTAAAGCCATACACATCGCTACATCATGGGGAGTTATAGTTTTTCGGAGGAAAATAGACCACAATGCAGCAATGTTCTGATGATTGGTAAGCTTATCGCCATAGTCATCATTGCGATTGCCACCTATTAATTTGTTTGCTTCTTTTAAAATTTCTTGTGAGATCATTTGTTATGTTTTTTGTTATGACAAGGTTCACAAAGCAATTGTAACCGTGCTACATTAAAATGAAAATCTTGCCATGATTTTGCTAACTCTCTATCTTTAAATTTTTTTGAATAACTTGATTCTACTTTTTGTAATTCACTAACTGTAGGAACATTTTCTTTCCACTCTTTAAAGATACCATCAAACTCATTTATATGATCAACTACAAGTTCATTATACTCAAAACTTTTTTTGCACTTAGTACACAAAGGTTCTTGATTGTATTTAAATATCAAAGTTTGATTTTGAATCTCATAACGAGCTGCTTCGTTTTCTTCTTGTTTTAAATTAATAGTAGGAGAATAAAAACAAGTAAACTTTTTATAAGAAACAATAGAAATTCCTTTGTGAAGTATCTCCTTATCTTCATCTGTCAATCTAAACCCTAATGCTCTTTGTTTATTAGCAGGGAAAACAATGTACCAATATTTAGGATCTTTGTTTTTAAATTTATATATTTTCCATTTTTTATTGGAGTTAATAAAATCTAAATAAAGATTTTTTGTTTCAGATTTTTTTATTGGTGTGTCTTCATTTAACTCAACATAAGTTTTACCTTTTGGTTTATCAAACAATAACAATTGATTTCTAAAATAAGATAAACATTCTTTTTTTGTTTTAAAATTATTTCCCAAAACTTGATATTTCATTTAAAAAATCTCTCTAAACTCACGAGTAGATTCTGATTCGATAATGTGTAATGATTTTTTTGCTCTGGTAACCCCCACATAAAACACTCGCCTCTCGTCATCTTGTTGCAAAAAATAGTTGTCATCAACTTTTTTTGGTAAATCCGTCAGTACCATAACATTGTCTGCTTCGCCACCTTTAGCTGCATGAATCGTAGATAATTTTATATTCTTCGATACATTAAAATCTTTATGGCGCCGTAAGGCAGCATTAATATATATCTGCTGTGATTCTGGAATAGTATCCAATGCTACATACCAGGGTCTATCTTTATGAACATTTAATCCATGGTGTAATACTAATTCATCATGATCATAATCTATTTCTTCATTAGCCCCACGCAGTTCTTTATATCCATGAGCAATATGATTGTTCCCGGACATATAATAATACATATCCTTTACCATTCGAAAAGGAATACAACCTCCCTCTTGAATTTGTTTCCAACCAATGATAGCATTCAACATTTTTTCAGAGACACTGGATCGGTTATATCTTTCAAAAAACAAGCCTCTTGTTTTAAGATCCTCGGCTAACTGATCTAATAAATAATTTGTTCTTGCTAATATTAACCACGTCCCATCTGTCAAGTTCATGTGAGGATTCAATCGAGTACGATGATATTTAACTGTCCCTTCTTCTTCTCTTGGCTGCCATTCTTTCTCTACTCTGTTTACTATAGGAGTAATAATTTTTTGAGCAATGGTATGTACTTTACCTGGAATACGATATGATTTATTTAAAATTTCTCTTTTACATTGCAGCTTTCCTAATCTACCCATGTCAGCTCCCGCCCAATTAAATATTGCTTGATCATCATCACCTGCAATATAAGCACGATTAGCTTTACGAATAAGTAATTCCACCATTAACCATTGAATCAAACTTAAATCCTGGGCTTCGTCTACAATTACAACATCTAAAGTCGGAGCATTATTCATTTCAATAAACTCTAAAATCATATCCGTATAATCAAAAAGCTTATGTTTCTTTTTGTATTGTTTAATCCCTCTATCAATATAATTTAATCGATCAAAACCCCCATCAATATGTGAACCACTTCGAGCAAATTGATTCTCTAATGATACTCCTTGAATTTTTGATTGGTCTATTAAAGTAAGATACACATCTTTAGGTGTAGAG